TACCACAAAGAAAAGGGAAGTCTAATGAAATATCTTAGTTACATGGCACCAGAAAGTGTCGTAGAAGGGTTTGATGCTGGAATGGTTTTTCCTAGTTTTAATTCAACGCCAAGTTATGGTGAAGAGGTTGTCGTTGTTGCAAATGCTTCATCTGGTGTCGTTGGATATGTGATTAAATTCACGAATAAAGTTCCAAACTATATTGCACGAAGAACTTTTGTAGAAAAGCCAGAAGTTCGGAAGCGCAGTAAATATGAAGGATTGTCTGGAATTCCAATCAAAAAGTTTATAATCCCGAATGTAACTTTGAGTCTCATAGAGGGCGGTAAAGTTCGGAATGAAGACAAACCAACTATTGATGCTGCAATAGGATAAGTATTTCGGTGATTATGTGATTTTGGAAACGACAAATGAGGAGTTGTTGAATGCCTAAAGTGAGTGCAAAGCGTATGAAAATCAACGCTGCAAAGTTGGGAGCTCCCAAAGTTCCCGGCGATACATGCCCGTCGATTAATTACGTTCAAGAGATTGTCGGTCAGATCGCTGACCGTGGTGATGACTGGTCTGAAAAACAGGCTGATTATATCAATGACATTCTTGAGTATATTCGTGACGCAAACTTTGAGTTGCGTAACTCATCCAAGTATTGGTATGACAAGTATAAGGAGGCTGCGTAATGTGGGTTATAAAGACAAGCAAAGCTGCTGAGCTCAGAAAAGATAATCTTTTTGCAACAGAGAAGTTTGACTATAATGAGTTTAGTCGAAGTCTCAACAATCCAGAGGACCGTGTGAAGTTTGGATATAACTATCTTGAATGGGAGCCAGAGGATGCAAGTTAATACTGATTCGGTTGCGATGTTGACCAAGCAAGTGCTGAAGTCAGAGGTTGAAGTTTTGAAGTCAAGACTAAAACCACAAGATACAGGTAATCTATATACTGCTATTGCTGTGATGGAAGAACGGATTGCTGAATTGGAAGGAGATAAATCATGAAAATTTCCCCTGCCCGCCAGCCTACCCCTGTTGCCCGTGATCCAATGACAAGGAAATGGGAGTATAGAGACATGGAACGCAAGGAAAAACTTAATTTGTGTAAGCTTAGTGTACTGGTAACAGAACTTGAGTTTTATAGTACCAAGTTCAAAGGCGGTATGCCAAAGTCTGTAAGAAATAGGTTAAAACGCCTTGAGGATGTTATTAAGGTAAAAACTGCAATCTATGAAGAGGCACTGAAGAATGATTAAAGCGCTGATGGTGATTACGTTGGTGTCTGGTGCGGAGTATACCGCCAAATTACCAACGATGGAGCAGTGTATGAAAGAAACTGTTCGTGTTGAGAAACAAAACGATGTGAAGAGTGCATCCTGTATCCCAAGAACAGAGGATAGGGTGGCAGCAGATATCTTCTCACAATTCATGGATATGTTCATGATGTTGAGTGCCCAAAAAGAGGGATGTATGGAGAATTACTATCCACCCAAAGAAGGGTGATTTAATGATGAACTCGAACGTGATGGTGGAAATCGGCACAGCCCATCTTCCTAAATAACTACATGATATCAATTACACAATCAGCAAAGGACTATATGGCCTCTGTTTTAAATATGCATAGTATTGCAAATGGGGGCTATGTTACTTTAGGAGTTAAGTCTGGCGGTTGCGCTGGATTTGAATATATATGGGGGTTGTCTACTGATGATGGTATTGAGCATGTCAAGTGGTCTACCCCTATAGAAGATGTTTTGGTAGTGGACCCTATGGCTGAGATGTTTATTATAGGGTCAGAGATAGATTATGTGAATGAATTAGGTGGGAGTTATTTAAAAATAGTAAATCCAATGCAAACATCTAGTTGTGGGTGTGGAGCGTCCTTTGGAGTGTAGTTATGTACAAAATAGTTATAATAATGTTTCTTCTTGATCTCTCTGCTGATGATGCATTAGAAGTTAATTATAAAAATGGTAAACTATTAGAATTTTCTAAGATAGAGCATTGTTATGAACACATACATGATAATTTAAAGGATTTGAGAGCATTTGCTGCATTGGAATTTGGTCCCGATGTTCCCATAAAAAGCATTAACTGTTTTAGAAAAAGACTGGAAGCATAAATGTATGAGTATAATTGTAAAATTGTTAGAGTAGTTGATGGCGATACTGTAGATGTTGATATTGACCTTGGTTTTGGCATTTGGATACAAAAGGAAAGAATAAGACTATATGCTATTGATACTCCAGAGAGCAGAACAAGGGATTCTATGGAGAAAATTTTTGGTAAGATGGCATCTGCGATTGTAGAGAAATTCTTACCTTTAGGTTCAATACAAATATTACAAACGGTACAGGACAAAGCTGGTAAATTTGGTCGAGTTTTAGGTAAATTTAAAATATTTGATGGAAAGAACGATAGGGAAACAACCCTAAATGAGTGGATGATCGAAAATCACTATGCGGTGGCTTACCACGGTCAATCCAAGGAAGATATAGCAGATGAACACCTTAAAAATTACGAACATTTGGTTGAAAATCTGGGTTCACAAATACTTACTGATACTACTGAAGAGCAGTTTCGTACTTACATCAATTCTCGTTCTTAACGGTTGTATGGCTATGACAATTGTCAGCGGAGTTGTTGGTAGTGTCGATTCCGTGGCAAAAGAAATAAAAATAAATAAACTTGAGAAAAAAGTTAATAAGATGAATAGAGAAAAGAAAGAAGAGGATTAAAATGGAACCGAATTGGAGCCGATTATGGGATAACCCTCAAAGAAAGATGTGTACAAAACAAGAAATCACTGATAAGTTGAGCTCATTGGAAGAAAGCGGTGAGAATTATTATTTTGAGTATGTTTCTAGCGCTCCTTGGAGTGACAATGCGGATGAGTCCTACATAAAAATTAAAAAGAGGGTTGCTGCAGAATAAAAATCGGATTTTGTTATGGATAATATGATAAGAGTTTACGACAATATTCTTAGTCGAGAGTGTTGCCAAAACTTAATACAAAAATTTGAAGCAAGAGATGACCAAGCTGTTTGGAATGACTACAGAAAGTTTTCAGACGTTCTTCTTTTTGATGATGCTGATTATTGGAAAGATGAAATTCCAGCATGTTTAGATACATTCACTCAAATAATCGAAAAATATAAGAACGACCTTCCTTGGCCTGATGAATACAAAAAATTGTTTCCACAAGAGTATAATCTAGAAGGCATCAAGTTAAAAAAATATCTCCCCAATGATGTAGATGAATTTCCTTGGCACATTGATGTTGCGTCTATAGAGACAACCGCAAGGTTTCTTGCGTTTTTTGTTTATCTGGATGACAATGAGGCTGGAGAAACGGAATTTATCGAAAATAGTGTCTCAACATTATCCGTAAAATGTGTTGGCGGTAGGGCAGTGGTGTTTCCACCAATGTTCCCTTGGGTGCATTGCGGCAGAAAACCAGTGAAGAAACCAAAATATCTATTGCAAAGCTATCTTCATTATACGTTACCAAATGGGCCCACAAAATCTGAATCAGAAATGTTAACCAGACAAAAAGGACAATAGAAATGGAAGGAAAATATACATTTGTTGCTAGAGAAGATGATGACGTTGTGTCTGTCTGTATAACTGATGGTGGCAAATATCATGGCGTTGTGTACAAATATGGAGCAGTAAGTATTCCAGAACAAGAAAATCCAGATGGAACCTTGCCATTTCGTTTTGAGTATGATATAGTTGATAATTATAACATACCAAGAGAAGAGTTCAATGATGAGTTTTTTAATCTTATCGGAGATATTTTAGTGGATATTATTGAAAATCAAGATTCAGAGGATATGAATGCAAACAATTGAAAAAACTATTCTAGCAAATTTGATTCATAATGAACAATATACAAGAAAAGTTCTACCCTTTATTAAGGGAGATTATTTTTCTGATAGAACAGAAAGAACTGTTTTTGAAGAGATACAGAAATTTGTAGACAAATATAATGATTTACCAAATCAAAATGCCCTAGAGGTTGAGCTAGATAGTCGTAAAGACTTAAATGAGGATGACTATAAACGTGTTTTATCTGTAGTTAAGGAACTTCAAAAAGACGATAATGTGATTTTTGATTGGTTAGTGGAGACTACAGAGGACTTTTGTAAAGATAAGGCGGTATATAATGCAATTGTTGACGGTATTGCGATTATTGATGGAAAAGATAAGAAACGAGGTGTGGATGCTCTACCTTCAATTCTTACAGACGCCCTGGCTGTTGGTTTTGATAACCGTGTTGGTCATGATTATCTACACGATACTGATGCCAGGTTTGAATTCTACCACAAGATAGAAGAGAAGATTCCATTTGATTTGGAATTCTTCAATCGTATCACTAAGGGTGGACTACCACAGAAAACTCTCAACATTGCCCTCGCAGGCACAGGTGTTGGTAAATCTCTGTTTATGTGCCATATGGCAGCAAATTGTTTAAGTCAAGGTAGAAGCGTCCTATATATCACTTTAGAGATGGCTGAGGAACGTATTGCTGAACGAATTGATGCAAACCTCATGAATATTTCTATAGATGATTTGCATAAACTTGCCAAACAGATGTTTGACGATAAAATCAATTCTATCGCACAAAAGACAAACGGTAAGCTTGTTATTAAGGAATATCCAACGGCATCTGCTCACAGTAACCACTTTCGAGGACTTATCAAGGAACTGGCCATTAAGAAGTCATTTAAACCAGATATTATCTTCATAGATTATTTGAATATTTGTGCATCATCAAGATTTAAGGCGAATGGAAATGTTAACTCGTATATGTACATCAAGGCAATTGCTGAAGAACTTAGGGGATTGGCAGTTGAGACAAACGTCCCGATTATGTCGGCTACACAAACCACAAGGAGCGGGTTCTCCAATAGTGATGTTGGGTTGGAAGATACTTCAGAAAGTTTTGGTTTGCCAGCTACGGCTGACCTCATGTTTGCGCTCATTAGTAATGAGGAACTTGACGAACTAAACCAGATTGCGGTGAAGCAACTCAAGAACCGATACAATGACCCAACCACCAATAAAAGATTTGTTATTGGTATTGACAGAGCAAAGATGAAGTTGTATGATGTAGAGGGTGCAGAACAAGAGGGACTTGCAGACTCTAATCAAGAGACATTTGCAGAGCCAGTGTTTGATAGTACAGATTTTGGTGAAGATTGGAAAATATGATATGAAAAGTAGATTAGATGTATATGATAATGTTTTAGAGGATCATTTTGCAGAATTTATTTTTCTGCATATGCAAGATGTATATTGGAAATATGATTATCATTCCGATAAAACTAAAGTTAATAAGCATTGGCATGTTTTTTGTGGTGAGACACAGGAACAAGCCGTTGAGGATGGATTTGATTGGTTGGTGCAACTGTGGCAAACTATCTTTTATAAATATGATTTTAAGAATAAATATACTATTCAAACATTCAAACGTATATACATGAATGCACATACTCATGGTATAGAGCCACATGAACATACAGATGATGGCGACTTTACCATGATATACTATCCTCGTTTAGATTGGGAAAAAGATTGGGGTGGCGGAACAGTTGTTGATGGTGAGTTGGTTCCATATGTAGGAAACAGGCTGATTGTATTTAATGCAAAGGCACCACATCAAGCCATGCCGGTATCTCGCCAATGTTACGAGCTAAGAAGTGTTATTGTATTTAAGACATATGTTGAGGGGGCGAACATTGAGCGACTTGACTTCTACAAAGATTGATTTCCTCAAGAAACTCGGCACACAGAATATTTCTCATAGTGGGGGAACTCTGCTTGAGCATCTTATTGGGGTGTCAGAAATACTAAAAGATATGGATGCTCCACAGCATGTTCAAGATGCGGGACTGTATCATTCTATCTATGGCACAGCCGTGTTTCATCATCAAACTACAGCAGATAGGGGTGTGGTACAGGGTATTATTGGTGAAGACGCTGAGCATCTTGCGTACCTATTTTGCATTCTTGGAAGAGAGACAGATCGAAAAACAGAGATATCAGTGATTGAAGATAAAGAAATAAGAAAAAACCTCATGCTAATTGATTATGCGAATAGTGAAGAACAAGACTCTAGAAAAGTGATGACTTTAGAAGAAGCTTATAATGTATGAATTGAAAGATTATTTAAATGCGATAAATTACACCAAAGAACCTCTTTTGGACACAGAAGATGAACAATGGGAGAAAAAATACCCGCCTTTCATCGTAAATAAGTGTCTAGCCCCATTTCAAGATACTATCATGCTAGTAAATGAGATCAATCAGTTGCACCAATTGGACAAGAAACTACAATATGATTTTTTACTAAATAGTCTACGAACAAGGAAAAGATATACTCCTTGGGTGAAGGCGACGAAATTAGAGAATCTAGAGTATGTTAAAGAGTTCTATGGTTACAACAATGAGAAAGCAAAGGTTGCTCTTGATATACTGGATGATGAACAAATTTCTGCCATAAAACAAAAAATGAGAAAAGGCGGAAGAAATGGAAGAAATTAACTGGACACAAGAACAACTATTAGAAGTAGGACTCGCTGAACCAGATGACTTTTTGAAAGTGAGAGAAACGCTTTCTCGTATCGGTGTTGCCTCAAGAAAAGAAAGAAAACTATACCAATCCTGTCATATTTTACACAAGCAAGGTAAATATTATATTGTGCATTTTAAGGAGCTATTCGCCCTTGATGGCAAAAAGACAAACATAACCATCAATGATTTAGCAAGAAGAAATACAATTGCAATTCTTTTACGGGATTGGGGATTGATTAGTATATTAAATGAGATGACATATGAACCAGCCCCTTTAAGTCAGATAAAAGTTCTTGCATACAAAGAGAAGGGTGATTGGACCTTGGAGACAAAATACAACATTGGTAAAAAAAGGGAATAGTGCCTTGGAAAACTTCAAGTCATTCATAACAGAGGAAAAACACGAAAACTATCGTGTTGTGGTAATCTCCAATGAACTTGGAGATAAAGCTATCACCGCAAAAAGAATGGAAGAAGAAGCAGTTAAATTAGAATATCCTTATT